ATAAAATGGCCGATCCTGTATCAGTCGCATTCTCTGGAGATAATTCATGTATAACTATACCAGTTACTATACTTGCAGGAACGACTACAAGTAACAACGTTTACTTAGGAACATCGTTGTCTATTATGGGTATTTTGTCTCCCCCAGTATGGACGACTGCCTACATGTCCTTTGAATCGTCACCAAATGGTGTTACTGGGTGGTGTTCAGTAATAAGATTTCCGTTGATTGCCTATAATGTAGGGGCAGACATAAATAGGCTTATAGCTGTCGATTTTGCAAGAATGTTGCCATTTATGTACGTTAGGCTTAGGTCAGGTACTGTTAATACTCCGGTAATACAAGGAGCTACTAGTGTTGTTTATCTTATAGCCAGGGCACTTGCTTAACATATACAGCATTAGGAAACAACAAAAGGTTACTTGTAATGTCGATCTTCACAGATGCCGTCTCAGATGGCGCAAGTAAGAAAAGAACAAGCTTTAATTTTACCATCCCAATTAATGGGACAATGTCTAACAAGGCATTCCTTGGTTACGGGAATTGTGCTATAGGGTTGTTCACGGCTTCTAACTGGAACGTTGGTACACTTGAGTTCAGTGGCTCACTAGATGGTAACTCGTGGTTTCCAGTTCACATGGATTCTGGCCCGGTGTACAGCTTTTCCTCCCCATCAGGAAACGTAGCTATCCCCTTAAGCCAAATGGTAATGCTTCCATGGCGTTGGCTACAAATAAGGTCAGGATCTATCCTAGTGCCAGTAGTCCAGACAGATTGGAGATACATGGTAGTAGTTTGTAAATCTAAACAGTAGAAGGGCAACAAGATGCTGTGGTACGCAGACGCGGTGTCTAACACCGCAGACAAGGCTAGGTTCCACATCCCAGTTGTGATCCAAGCAGGTACATCTATAAGTTCTGCCGCGATCCTTGGTGACGAGTTGTCTCTTATAGGATTATATATGCCATCTGCTTGGAGCACTGCGGCTGTACAAGCAAGCGTATCTAAAGATGGTGTTACTTACGTTCCTTTGCAGCCCGGCGCTTTATGGAGTATCAGCAGCCCCAGCAATTACTACTGTTATTATCTTGACAACGCCTTTTTTGAACCTTGGTCATTCGTTAAAATGAGATCAGGAACTTCTGCAACTCCAGTTAGCCAGTCTCAGACTGTCACTCTTACCTTAGTAGCTAAGGCACTAGCGTAGACTGAATAAAATGCCATTCCAGACTACAGACTGCATCGACGACACCGCTGGGAAATCTAAGGTATATGTTACTGTTACTATACCATCAGGTTCTAGAAACTCTAATCCATTGTATATTGGTGACAGTTTAAGCTTGGTAGGCTTCACGACACCAGATGCACTTGATAGCGCATCTTTATTATTTCTTGCGTCAATAAATGGAACTGTCTGGTATAACGTAGGCACCTCTTCTGGATCATATTTCTGGATCCCAAGCCCTGCATTAAATGTTGCTTACTCACTAGACTTTCAGACATTCCAACCTTGGCGATGGATCATTGTCCAGGCTACAATCCCTCAAACTGCGTCTAGGAATTTTACGATGGTGATGAGGGCTATGGCTTGATTCTTTTACTTTTGGCTGATTTCTTCTCCGCAAAAGTACTTGCGTTACCTCAAGGTTATGTCATACTATATTTACAGACGCGGCTTTCTCCGCGGTAACTAACCCAGAAGGGTGATATATGTCTGAGGACCAAACGCTCCTTGCCCAAGAGGCAGAACACGTTGCTTCGGAAGTACCTGAGCTAGAGACCTCAACTAGCGAAGAACAAGAATCAGCCAAGAAGAAAGATGATACCCCTGCATGGGCCGAGAAACGTCTTAACCGGATAACAGCACAGAAGTACGCAGCGCGCGCAGAGGCTGATGCAGCTCGTAAGGAAGCAGCAAGCCTCCGTGAACGCCTTGCTACGTACGAGCGTCCAGCAGACTCTGACTCCAAGCAAGGCTATCGTGAAGAGGACGTCCACGCTCTAGCTGAGAAGCTGGCAGATCAGAAGGTAAAAGCACGAGAGTTCGACAGCAAAGCGAACGCGATAGTTAAGTCTGGAGAAAAGGAGTTCAAGGCTGACTTCGGCACTTCAGTAAAAGCTTTGCAGTCAGTAGGCGCACTGTTCAACGATAACGGAACACCTACTACCCTTCTAGAATCTGTGATGGACTGTGACGAGCCTCACAAGATTATGCACTTCCTGGGGTCAAACCCTGACGAAGCTGAAGATCTACTCAGCCTAAGTCCAAGAGCTCAAGCCCGCGCAATTACTAAGCTTGAGTTGAAGTTACTAACAGAACAATCTGCTATATTGGCAGCAATACCTAAGACATCTAAAGCTCCAGCACCTATCAAACCGGTTGGAAGCGTTGCATCGGCAGGCGCAGAGCCTAACGCCAAGGACACCAAAGCATGGATCGCCTGGCGCAACAAGCAGCTAGGCAAATGACCACGCCGAGAGGCGGTTGTTCACTGGGAATTAACAAGCCCTGAAACTGGCGCTTAAACTCGCGGCCAGCCAACCGCATCTTAAACTCTCATAATTCTTAATTGTCCTACAGAGGAATTAAACGTGGCCGGTAACGTCCTTCTAACCCCAGACATGATCGCAAACGAGATTTTGCGTGTACTCCATGCGAACCTAACCTTCCTTAAGCGAGTAGATCGTCAGTACGACTCCTCCTTCGGGATCAAGGGTGCGCAGATCGGTTCCACACTTAGGATCAAGAAGCCGCCGCGCTACACCGTCAACACCGGCGCAGTTATCAGCTCCTATGAAGGGTCCGTTGAAACTGTGGTTCCGTTGACGATCAGCACCCAGAAGAACATCCCGATTCAGTTCTCCAGTGAAGAACTCACCCTTCACATCAACGATTTCAGCCAACAGTTCATCATGCCTGCGATGAAGCAGATGGCTTCTACCGTTGAGGCTGACGTTATCAACCAGATGATCAAGCAGGTACCGAACCAAGTCGGTAGCTGGCTTAGCCCGCTGAACGCTATGCGTCCTGTGTTGCGAGCTGGTCAAATCATGACCGACTCTTTGGCGTTGCTTCAAGATCGCTCGTTCATGATAAACACTGCTTCTCGTGTTGAGTTGATCGACAGCTTGAAAGGCTTGAGTGAAAGCTCTGGGTCTATCGCCAGTCAATATCGTGAAGGTATCGTAGCTCACGTTGGTGGGTTCGATTTCGTAGAATCTACGCTGCTTCCTACTCAGACTCCTGCTGCATGGGGTGGGACTCCTCTTGTAGGCAGCGTTGCACTTCTTGAAGGTAATACTGTTATCCCTACTACTGGCTGGACTGCTTCTAGTCCGGTAGTTAGTACAGGAGATATCCTTACCTTCGCTAATGTCTACGCGGTCCATCCTGAAACCAAAGTAAACCTTGGGTATTTGAAGCAGTTTGCAGTAGCTAATCCAGCTACATCTGATGGATCTGGAAATGCAAGCATTACGCTTACTCAGCCGTTCATCTCCGCAGCTAACGCTACTCTTGGCGGAGGTTTCCAGAACGTATCGTCTCTTCCTGTAACTGGTGCGGCTATCACTATTGCAGGGACTCCTGCGACTCCGTACGGTCTAAACCTGGCATACACGAAGGAATCCTTCACCTTCGCCACTGCTGACCTGGTTGACGTATCTAACGACGGTGCCTGGTGTGGTCGTGCAAATATCGATGGCATCTCTGTTCGTATCGCTCGCCAGTGGGTGATCGGTACTGACCAGCGTCCGGCACGTATCGATATCCTCTACGGTTGTGCGGCTCTGTATCCTGAGCTAGCTTGCCGAGTAGCTAACGTGGTTGGGCAACCTTAACCTAACCTAACTTGGGGCGGTTAACATCCGCCCCGTTTATGGACTCGAGAGTGATATTATGCCAATGAATATAACCAGAGGGAACATAGAAGGATTAATTGCAATCCAATATTCCCCTGGTTCATCGACTATCCCATCATATTCTACGCAAGAGAATAGTTATAATGTTCCTGGCGTACTAGCTACTGATGTTGCCGTTAGCATAACTATGCCTTCTTTCGCCAATGGCATAAGTGTTGGCAACATTAGGGTAAGCGCTGCAGACACTGTGAATGTTGTTTTTGTAAACCCCAGCAATACTGCTAGGACAATCCCAAATGGGATTTATGCTTTGATAATAGGACGTTTGTCAGACGGGTACCTACTTCCTACTGTGTCATTCTAGATGACTACAGCCACAACCATATCAACAGTCATCAGTTAAAACACAGCACGGTAGTAGATTATGCCAACAAATATCACTAGGGGAAACATAGAAGGACTTATTGCGATGAAGGTAAACATCGTTCCTCTAATTGTTACCGCTAGGTATACTGTACAGCAGGTTTTCTTGCTTCCTGGGGTTTTGGAATCTGATGTCGTAGTTAACATTTCTATGCCGTCATATGTATCTGGGATTTCTATTGCGACTGCTAGGATCCCTGTTTCGAGAGTTCTTAGGATTACATTCGCAAACACTAATCTAGTAGATACTATGCCTCCTACTGGGATGTACACACTTATATTAGGACGTCTATCAGATAGTACTACGCTAGACAACGCACAGTTTAGCTGACATGTGTATATCAATCAGGTCTTTTATACCCCGCGTGGTTGCTAATCTCGGAGAACGTTATGCCTTCTAATATCACTCGCGGGAACGTCGAAGGGCTGATCGCAGTAGCATGTATCATTTCCCCTGCAGCAGTAAACTCATTTGCTAATGCAGCACAGTATTTCAATGTACCTGGAGCACTTACTACAGATATTGGCATAAAATTTATCATGCCTGGAGGTACCTATTATGGTATCTCCATAGGTAACGTACGTGTTAGTTCTAGAGGGGTAATAGAAGTAATTTTCTCAAATTGCTCTAGCACTATCACCACCCCGCCTTCTGGAAATTACACGTTGATCCTAGGACGCCCATCTAACGCGGCACTTCTTCCTGTCGTTTCCTTCTGAAGGTACTGGAATGCCAGCAAATATTACTAGAGGAAATATCGAGGGGCTTATAGCTGTAACGATCAATATCGTTCCAATATCGATGCCACCAAAAGTATCTACAGATCAGGTTTTTTATGTTAAAGGGATGCTTATAACAGACATACCTATAACTCTAGTTATGCCATATTTTATAGCTGGAATTGGGATTAGCGGCGTATCTGCTACAGCTAATGATTTCCTTAGAGTGATTTTTACGAACGTCACTTCCTCCTCAGTTGTTCCTCCAGCTGGTAGTTATATTTTAGTACTTGGACGACCATCTAATGCATCGTCACTACCAACAGTTTCTTTTTGAGATTGTAAAAGAATATTATGCCAAGTAATATCACTCGCGGTAACATAGAAGGGCTAATTGCACTACAAGCAAAAGCCAATCCTAACGCTGTAGGAGGATATACCTCTGCAGAGCAAGATTTCTACGTTCCTGGAGTATTAGCCAGTGATGTTGTAATTTCCTTATCTCCTCCATCTGGTACTAATGGGATTTTTATAGGAAACGTTAGAGTTAAGTCAAATAATATAATTTCTGTAATATTTGTAAACAGTACTGCGACGAGTGCTACTCCAGTATCAGGTAATTATACTATGACATTAGGAAGGCTTTCCGACTCTTCCACACTACCTATTGTATTGTTTTAGTATATAAGGAATTTCAAAAATGCCGTCAAACGTTACAAGAGGTAATGTAGAAGGACTTATCTCAGTAGTTGCCATAAAGAACGCTATGTACGGTCCTTTGATTGGCGCATGTACACAGGAATTTACTATAAGTGTTCCTGGGGTATTGTCTACGGATATAGCGATAAAATTGCTTATTCCTATCGCAAATTACGGTATAGCTGTCACTGATGTAAGAGTATCTGGGAATAATCAAATAACTATTACAGCAGTAAATTGTCAACCAGGTTCGTATTTCTTAACGATAACCACTGGAATACTAATTCTAGGACGCCCTTCAGATGGTTACCTCTTGCCAACAGTGTCATTCTGATATAATATGTACGCCTTAATAGACATCACGCAACAAATAGACTTAACCCCACCAACCACAAAGGTGATCTCAGTGGAAGAACAGATGTGGGCCTACCACGAGATCCTAGACCCAAAGATAATTCTAGTATCAGAGTTTGAGGATCTACATACCAGGGGCTGGGAAAGAACTCCTGCTGTGTTCTCTGAACGTAAAAGGCTAGAACAAGAACAACAGGCTAAAAAAGAAGCAGACCAACTGAAATCACACAATTCTGGCACTCAAGAACATACTAAGACTGTCGTGACTAAAACTGATGATCAACACAAAAAAGAAGATCATAGGCATAGACGAGTCCCTGACCTAGAGTCTTTTATTAGAGACACGTCAGTAAAGAAACATGGACCAAATAGATGAGTGTTAACGCCAGGGTTATCATCAGGGGTGCTCTAGACCTCGTCGGAGTGACCGGTGGGGTTGAAACTCCTAACGCGTCTGATATAGAGACTATGTTGGTAGCGCTCAACATGATGATCGACTCATGGAACACTGAGCGTCTGTCTATCTACACTGTACAGGACCATGTAGTCCCATCCTTCTCTGGATCAGTTTGTACTATCGGGCCAGGAGGGATGATCGATGTCCCAAGGCCTGTCGCGATAGAGGATACTTGCTTCTCACGGATGTTTGGTATCGATTACGCATTTAAGATAATCGACGGAATAACTTGGAGTGGAATCGTACTTAAGGTTCTGCCAAGTACCTTCCCTCAGGTTGCGTACTGGGATGGTAACGCTCCCGTAGGAAACCTGATGTTGTGGCCTCAACCTATTTCTCCTGTTGAGCTACATGTCAGATTGCAAAGTATGATCACTGAATTTCCTGACATCTTCACTTCCTATCCTCTACCTCCTGGGTACAGGATCGCACTAACATACTCTCTAGCAGAGATTGGATACTCCATATTCGCTCGTCCTGTAGATCCTAATATTGTAAAACTCGCCTCTAGGGCTAGACGCAACATCAAACGTAACAACCAGCCTGACGACATCCTGTATTTCCCTGCAGAACTCACAGGACATGGTGGTAGGTTCAATATCTACTCTGGACTGTGGTACTGAGCGAAACTTCTAATGGCAAGATTCAAGTTTCCGATTGTAGGTCAAGCATACGTAGCGAGAAGCATAAATCAGTCTGCAGAAAGATGCATCAACTGTTATGCAGAGATGGGACAAGACGGACAACTAGGAGCATTGTACGGTACACCCGGGACAAAAACAGTTGAAGATTGTGGAGCAGATCCGATACGAGGAATGATCGTAGCTGGAGATTCCCTATGGGTTGTGAGTGGGAATAATCTTTTTGTCAAAAAACCAGGGAATTTGATTTCAGCAATCGGAACGCTGAATACTGACAATGGATTCGTGTCAATGGCGACTAGTCCTACTGAAATAATTATTGTAGACGGAAACAGTGGATATATAGTTAATATAATAACGTCCATATTCCTCCCTATCACAGACACTGATTTCCCCGCTGGTGTAACACATGTCACATACTTAGATGGTTACTTTATAGTTTCGGGAAACGGCACAGGACAATTTTTTATAAATGAAAATCCGAACGACGGATTTAACTGGAACGGAACAGAATTCGCCACAGCAGAAGGATCACCAGACAATTCTGTTGCTATCATAGCTAACCATAGAGAATTGTGGATTTTCGGTACTGACTCTGTAGAAGTATGGATAAATACTGGTAACGCAACATTCCCATTTGAACGTTCAACAAATGTGTTTATCGAACATGGTATTGGAGCACCATGGAGCCTTGAGCAGCTAGATAACACACTATTCTGGCTGGGCTCAGATTCACGAGGCAACAAAATAATATATAGGGCTAATGGTTACGTTCCTGAGCGCATAAGCACTCACGCAATAGAAAACTCGCTAAACAATTACAGTGATGTAGGAGACGCATTCGCGTTTTCTTATCAACAAGAAGGACATTATTTTTACGTACTAACATTCCCAACAGGAGATGAGACGTGGGTCTACGACGTTTCAACCGGCGGGTGGCACCAGAGAGCTTGGCTAGATATAAACTCAGGATCCTTACATTACTGGAGAGCTAACTGCCATGCGTTCTTTAACGGAGAACATTTAGTAGGAGACACACAATCAGGTAAGGTACTCAAATTAGACCTAAATAATTATACAGACAATGATAATCCAATAAAAAGGATAAGAACTACTAGCGACATAAATGATAGACAGCTATTACAGTTTTTCTCAATGTTCCAGGTACAAATGGAAACAGGTATAGGAAACTACGCATGTCCAGACCCTCAGCTTATGCTTAGGTATTCTGACGATGCTGGACATACATGGTCATATGAAAGAACGACTACGGTAGGACAAGTAGGAATGTACTCCGGAAGAGCAATGTGGTGGAGGCTCGGGTATGGACGTAACAGAGTATGGGAAATATCAATGACTGACCCAGTGAAATTCGCTGTCTTAGGAGCCGTCCTGGAGGGGCAAGTTGGCACTTCCTGATTTTCCAGCACGAATCGCATTTTCAGACAAGGACGGAGTTCCTACTCCATCTTCTGCTAGATGGATGGCTGCAGTTGCAAGATTCATCAACCTTCCTAGAGATGACGTGTATGACTTTTCTTCTGTTGATAGCCCCGTATATTTCAAAGCACAAACCTATGGCACTATCAACCGTGTAGGAGGAATTCTTTCTAATCTTACATTGACTAGAAATAATATTACTACTGTATTAAGCAATGGTACAATAACTATACCTGTTTCTCCAGGAGATATAATCGAGATAGAGTTTACTCTGTACACTGTACTAAAGTTCATCCCAACCTAATATGATAAACAACTTCATGGTACCTGAGGGGCTGAAAGGTCTTACTCAAGACAGAATCAAGGAGATTGTAGTAGGTGAGACTGCCAAAATCATGGCAGAAAAAGGAGTAGCTGAAGTTGAGCGAATCCTTATGGCTGAAGGACAAAGAGAAACTCCAGTTATACACAGATTCGGTCCTGGGCTGTACATCAGAGAAGTAATGCTCCCAGCTGGATGCCTTGTCGTAGGCAACGAGCAACT